TTCTTCCCAGACTTTCCATGATTCGCGTTTAACCAGTGCGCCTTCTTCGGAGGTGGGATTCTGCTGGTACTGGGCCATCCACTTATGAACGGGGATTTCTTCCCGAATGGCTTCCAGTTCCTCCAAAGGCCAGAACTCCGGCCAGAGGGGTTTGCCTGAGGGCATGATGGCCGGGAACTCAATGACCTCCCATTCATCTCCACCCCTCTGTGCGGAGGCCTTTAACACCTGTCCCACGAGATCTCGCTTCGACCAACGGGTACAGATGATGACGATGGCCCCACCGGGCTGGAGTCTTTGGCGTGGACCGGAGGTGTACCATTCATAGGCATGGTCGAATACGGCAGGATCTGCCGATTGACCCTCTTGTTCATCATGGGGGTCATCGATGATGAGGATATCGGCACCCTTACCGGTCACCGCGCCGCCGATACCGATGGCGAAGTAGTCGCCGCCCTTGGAAGTACTCCATCGACCGGCGGCTTTGGAGTCTGCGCGGAGGGACACTTCAGGAAATACCTCCCGATAGGTGTCGGAATCGACCAAGTTACGCACTTTTCGACCAAATCCGACCGATAGTTCCGCTGTGTGAGAGGCTTGGATGACCTTTTTGTGGGGGAACTTGCCTAGAAACCACGCCGGGAACAGAAAAGACCCGAATTCTGACTTGGTATGCCGGGGCGGCATGCAGATGATCAGCCGTTTGAGTTTGCCTTCGGCAATTTCCTCAAACTTCTCACCCATAATCTTGTGATGACGGCCTGAAATGAACCCCGGCCACACCTTCTGCACGAAAGGAATGAACTTCTCTTGAGCCAATTCCTTGGATTTCGCCCTTTCCCATTCCTCCAACAGCCCTAACCATTCCTTTTGCTGGTCATTAGGCAGGTTTTGCACTAACGCCATGATTTTAGGCAGGTTTTCAACTGTTAGTTGCACTGATGGGAACCTCAAAATGCAGGGACAATAGCCCCCGTTTCATCACAATCCCAACTTCTATCTCTTACTCTGAGCCTCCCACGGCGATTGAGTGGTGTATACACCTCGACACATCGCCTGTCTCGTCATTATTTCGCTCGAAACTAGGTGTTTGTTGCCTTCTTACCTCTTATTCTTAAAAGCCGAAGGCAAAATTCTTGAGAAACTACACCCTTACAGCGAATTTAGTGTTACATTTAAACCTAGTTTCTCGCTAACTTCTCAATACAATACCGATTGTATCACAATCCGGAAGGAAAGTCAATAGAGATTGTCAAAATTTTTGCAAAAAAAATTTCTACAACCTCGCTGACACTCTACAACAAAATCCTACCGGAACCTGAAACACTACAACCGCTCACAACGGAACTTAACCCCTATACCCCGTCTGTTGTTTAGACGCAACAGTAGGGGAAAGTAGGGGAATCGTTTGAGGAAAATCGTATGTATGGGTACGCGCAGGTACCCGAACGCGCACGGGGGGGTGCGGGTGCGCGTTTAGACCGCGCATGCGCCCGCGTTTAACCCCCACGGGCGTGTGTTATCTACCGCGCAGGCGTGTGCGCTCTATTGCAGCGACTCGACCCCGGAACTAGCCGGGCCGCACCCGGCGTCCGACGATGGCGACGGGCCGCACCCGGCGACATTGTCGGTATCGTTGCCAGTCTCATCTGCGTTTACACGCTGCACCGCAAGCAGTGACGACAGGCGGCGCTCAAGGTCAGCCGCTACCAATGCGGCAGGACGTTCGCGGTGATCCTCGACCACGTCGCGATACAAGCCGCAGGCCTTGCCCAGTAGTTCAGCCGCCCGTAGTTGCGTCTGCGTTGCGGGAGCCTCGCCGTTAGACCATTGGCGTAGTAGGCGTATGAGGTTGTCGCGGTCAGAGACCGTGCTGACCTCGCTCAAACGCCTCTTCTCCACCGCTAGCGCCTCCATGCATGCCCTAACCTTGCCGTCCACCATCAACTCCGCAGCCCTGCGCTGCACTGACGCCGGTTTCATAGCCTCTGCGTCATACGAATTGCGATACGCCTCAGCGATACCCATGCCATTCACCACGTTTTCCGCGAATTTACGCTGTTTTGCGGTGAGTCCGTATTCGTCGGTGATACCTGCCATTGTGCGTTTAACCCTTGTTTACTAGTGCATTTGCTAATCTTTGACCATGCTGATTGCATGACCGACTCACCGAATCCTACTTTCGGCCATGTTTAGACGCAACTAAATTCGACCGATAATCAATGACTTAGCCTACAGGCTGATAAATTTATCGTTTAACCTGTTGACGAGTGACCCTGTTATCAAGATGATACGCACCACTGGCCCCCCAGACAGGCCAAGCCGCTAGGTGAAAAACAAAGGTTCTGGTGCCGGATGAGCGCAAGCAGCCCGGCGGTTCCCGAAAGGGGAACCCGGCATAAAGCATCGGTGAAGCCGTAGGGTTGAAGGCAATGACCTGCAAGTACAGCAGCCGCCCGAAAGTCTGACGATGCCCAACGAACCGGAAAAACCTTCGACTGAGTAGAGCGCCCTCGCGGAGGACGCTGCACTGAGTCACCAACAACTGGAGAACGAACATGGCAATCACGGTCACATACGCCTTCTGGGTCAAGGTCGATGCCCCTGCCGGGCCTGATGCGAAAGAGGTGACGATACGCATGGATTTCGAGACCGACGATGCTGATCACGCAATGGAACTGGCGGAGCGTCACTGGGATTCGATCAAGCCTGTCGGGTACATCGATGGGACGCTCAACATCAACTAGGTCGAAACGGTCGCGAGGCCGTCGCAGCGTAACGCGCTGCCTGATGAGACCAACCAACCATGGAGAACACCATGAGCAAGTCATTCAAGCAAGCAGTCAAATCATCCAAGCAGGGCCACTGGGAACTGCACCCGTTCGATGCCGTGCCGGTATGGGTTCCGGCCAAGAAGGGGGGCAAGTGATGTACGCCATTTTCAACATGATAGACGGCAGTCGCGTGAGCGGTATCTATCGCAGCAAGTCCGAAGCGCAATCCGATTGCGACCGCAAAAACAGCAAGGGCCGCATTCACATTTACGATGTTTGGGAAGTGGATGGGACAGGCCAACCATGGTGACAGGTCGAAACCGGCGTGAGCCGGTCGCAGCGTAACGCGCTGCCTGATGAGACCGAATTCAACCACCACTGGAGAACACGACAATGCGAATCGAACTCGACGCCGATCAACTTCTGCGAATTTGCGTTGCTTTGGACAACGAGAGCGCCCGGCTGCTCAAGGTGTACGAAGACCTTCCGTCCCTTTCACCGGCCCAGAACGATGCTTGGGACAAGTACCTCCGGAATTCTTCACTGTCGCGACTGACCTTCGCCGCCTATCGCAAGGCCGACAAAAAGGAACGTCTGGCGCGTTCCTACCCCAAGGTGGCCTAACAGGTCGAAACGCCGTGAGGCGTCCACCCGTGATGCGGGTGCTGATGAGACCGTCTAAACGCAGGAGAAAATCATGCTTTCCGAAGACATCAACAACATCACCTACGCCGTCTACGCAATCGAGCGCGGGGATAGGGAGACTGCCGCCGCGTACATTCAGAGGGTCAAAACCTCAACCCGCAGTCGCCACGCTAGACGTCTCGTCTACGCGCTGATCCACCTGCACAACCTTCGACCCTACATCGAGCAGGCCATCAAGGAACAGAGGGAATGGCGCGAACACCTCGCACAGGAGACACAGTCATGATCAAGCATACCCCCGGCCCTTGGATCGCCAACGGGAACGAAATCGCTGCCCCAGAGTTCGATAACGGAATCGCGACTTGGTACGTCCGGGTTGCGTCCATAGATGGCACCCGCGAGACCGGTTGGAACGCGCCAACGATCAAAGCAAACGCTCGTCTGATCGCAGCCGCACCCGACATGTACGCCCTGCTGCGTGATGTCGTGGCACTGCTCGACAACCCCGATGCCGACCAATTCGACGCAGACAAGGTCGAACGCAGGATTCTCGACATTCTGAGCAAAGTGGAGGGCGCATGAACATTCCAGAAGGCTATCGATATGCAGTGGTCACCCAGAAGGACGGCGAGGACGCGCTAGTCGCGGTCTACGCTGACCTCGACTTCCTCATGGAAAACATGGAGGCGTTCCTGTTAACGCCAAACCGCTACACCGTGATCGACACGCAGAAAAACGTGCGATTTCGGATTGTGTTCGAAGACTAACAGGTCGAAACCGCCGCGAGGCGGTCTGGCAGTCACGCTGCCACTGACGAGACCGTCACCGTTTACACAAGTTGACTGCTACACAAAGCAGCGTTTATACTTCGCAACATACCAACATGGAGAACAGGATCATGATCAAATTCAACGAACGCGAATCATGGCTTGCAGCCGCAGCAGTCATGCTACAGCACGAAATTTTCCCCCTCGCCGGTATCGATCCGGTGTCATGGGAGCAGCGCAAGTATCGGGTCGCTTGTGGATTCCCCATTGGCTATCGCGGTAGCCGCACCGGCAAGGTGACGCTCGGCCAAGCCTTCGACCCGTCGATCAGCGCCGATGGCACTTTCGAGGTTTTCATCAACCCGATCCTTGACAAGCCCGTCGATGTCATCGCGGTTGAGGCCCATGAACTCGCCCATGTCTGGTCGGGGATTCAGTGCGGACATCGCGGCGAGTTCGCCCGTGTCTGCCGCGCCATTGGTCTGCAAGGCCCGATGACCGCGACGGTTGCAGGTGTCGAACTGCGCGGCAAGTTGGAGCGCATCGTCGATCAACTGGGTGCGTACCCTCACGCGAAGGTTGACCCGAATGCCCGCAAAAAGCAGGGGACGCGCCTACTCAAGTTGCAGTGCAACGACTGCG